TGGCTGCTATGTTAAGTAAGACAAAAAACATTAGAACCGTACCTTCTCCACACAGTCTTTCGGCTTTGTTAAGTAAGAATCCACAGATTGTACAAGTAGGTTCTACTAAAGTAGAAAATGCGATAGGTACATCAGCAAATCATTTGGTATATGACATTAATAGAGAGGTAATACAAACTAAAGAAGATATTATCCTTACTAGAAGCCCTACAGTTATGACCCCCGCACAGATGCAACAGGCACAACAATGTAGTTGCGGTAAGATAAGAATATTTCCCCCAAATGAAACTAAATGCTTACATTGTATTAGGAAAGTATAATAATAAAACACTAGAGGTATGACTATGCAGGGAATAGAAATGGATGACTTATCCACTATCATAGCAAGCGTCTTTAATGTTGAGAAACCGATAGATTTAGGGGAAATATTAACCCCACAAAATATGAACGAGGCTCAATACATGAGGTTTGTTCTTTGTCTCGCTACCGATGTAGATTACGAATTAGGGGATGACGAAGTAATAGATGATATGATTAATACTCTTCCCGAAAAAGTAAGTACAGAATACCTAAAAGGTATTATGGTAGGATTACTTCTATCCCTAGAAGCAGAAGCGAGAACAGGCGGCCAATTAGGTTTCAGACCTGCACACGCAGAAATTATGAGTTTATTCCAATCAGCAGAAGCGTTAATTTATGAGAGACAGGTGTAAATATGACGCTTGCGATACATAACATAAAGTATATAACCGTAGAAAAATGAGGTAATAATATGGGAGAAGCAGACTGCGAACCTAACCACCATGAGTTTGACTTTGTTAGAATCAAGGGTAGTATGAGGGGAGATAGAATGTTAGTATATGGTACTTGTAGAGTATGTGGGATGCAAACAGCATTACATGGCACTATGGGTCTTTATTAAATCTCAAGTTGGCGAGGCTAGATAAACAGGTGCTAGTCCAAAACCATAACCGATATGCACAGATAGTTGCAGAGCATTTGGATTAAAGGAAGGAGTAAAGACACGAAGATTAAGAGTCTCACGTTCTGATAAACGAGCCTTGAAACATGACGCAGAGCCGTTCTGATAATACATAGAGCATTAACAAGTTGGATAAGCCAATAAAAAAATTAAGGAGAAAATAATATGGCAATATGGGCTACTGAATACAGACCTACTCTTAGTGAGATAGTAGGGCAAAACGAAGTTATTAATGAGATAACTTCTTTACAGCACTTTATCTTTTATAGCCCACAAGCAGGTACAGGCAAAACTAGCCTTGCTTTGGCTATGGCTAAGGATTTGGGTTGGCCTATTCATGTATTCAATGCTAGTAGTAAAAAGACTAGGGGTATTGATTTCGTAGAAGAAGAGTTATTACCCATGTCTAGGACAGGCAACACAAACCAATTCTTTCTTCTCGATGAAGCAGACCAATTAACACCTGCCGCACAATCAGCATTAAAGGGTGTTATAGAAAACTCACAGGGTTATTTTATCCTTACTTGTAATGACTTGAGTAAGGTTAGTAAGTGGCTACAATCTAGGTGTAGAGTTTTGAGGTTCAATCCCATTTCTAAAGAACACATAGTAAAAAGATTATCTATGATAGCAGGTAAAACAGGTACGGTTATTACAGAAGGCCAATTAAATCTGATTGCTGATGCACATGAAGGAGACTTAAGAAATAGTATCAATGCTCTACAGGCATTTTCTGTTCACCCCGAACCCGAAGGGTTCATCAACGGCCTTGTTTCACAGGGTCTTGACGCTAAACATTTTCTCACGTTATGTTTCCGTGAGAATGATTATAATTTAGCCTTAAAAGAAACATACGGAATACCACCTAGAGAAGTGGTAAAAACAGTATTCGACTACGCTATTACATCTACCGCAAAAGTAGATAGTATAATGCGTATCGTAGATGCCGCAGCAATAACCGAAAGGGATTTGATACACGGCGTAGAGGAAAATATAGCCATAGCAAACTTTGTCCGTTTGTGTATGGAAGGATATACAAAAACTTTATATCCGTAAGAAAATAGGACTAGAAATACAAACAGAGGAAACCAATATGGATGAAACGATGATAAGTAATGTAGCAAAAACAGTAAATGTGGCCGCAGACACCCTGCGTAGTAAGGCTGAATCAGTCTTAGCAGAACAGGGTGCGGCTTGGAAAAATGCAGGTAAGTCTGACGATGACTGCGGTATTCTTGCGTTAAGAGTAGCGGCAAGAATGATTAGCACAGATAATGCGAGACTATCTCGTTCCGGTGCAACAAAGTATGAAGGTATGTTTATTGCCGTTCCACGCCCTAAAGAATGGGGTAAAATACTATACAATAAAATGTCCGGTCAATTAAGAGGTGCTACAGAAGATGTACGAAACGTATTGGTTGAATCCGGTGCGGTTGTTCTCTTTGAAAATAACCACGATGGGACTTATACAAGACACGCTAGAGAAGATTTCTACGGTGTAGAATCTGCTGATGTTACAGAATTACCTAAGCATACTCAGAAGTTAGATGAGAATACACACTTCTTCGTAGTATGGGATAAGAATAACAAGACTTTCCCATCCGGTGATGCTAACTTTAAGTATGGCCGACCTAGACCTCAAGATGAGAGGGAAAGAACATCTATGTTCTTAGGCCGTGTTCATGGAAGTAATGATGAGGTAAAAGTAATCAACATCAAAGCAACACAAAAGGGTGCAGATGTTCAGTACCCTACCTTTACAACAGGGACTATTGCGGCTAGACCTGCGGCTAACGGGACTACAGCATACGCTAAAGATGGCGTATCAGTCTTTGAAGCAGACCCTTCATTAGCAAGTATATTTTCAGCAGACCCATTGACACTTGTTCCACAGATTATCGGACAAGAGAATATGATTTCAGGCTTAGATAAACTAGGTCAATACTATGACACCCATAACGGAAATGCAGGTTGGTGGGATAGAACCCTCGCTACTGTAGCAGAAGTTATACACATAGACCCTAGAGATAATGGTGGTTATGTTTTAGTTTGTGCAGATTTAGATATTTCTTCTACGGCGGCTACCGTAGATGTTTATATTCCAAGTGAACAAGATTCACTTGTGGACTTCGCAGTCGGCACTAAAGTGCTACTTCACGGTCAGGCATGGCGAACAAAAGAAGGAGAGGACAGAATGTCTATCTCCGGTTGGTATGCCTTTGACAAAATAGCAGTCATGGACGAAGTAGTTTCTACCGATGACGGGTGGGATGAGTGAAGGCATTCGGTCATTACGTCTTTCTCCATAACACCATACAGGAGACTGTTGGTGGACTCATTCTTGAAGGCCATCTACAAGTCCTATCCGTAGGCGGTTTAGTACCTCTTCATATTGAAGAGGGCTATTCCGTCATGGTGGATGAAGCAAAGATTATTCCCTTCGATAACGAAGTTAGTGCTATACATTGGGAACATATACTAGGATATTATTGAGGTATAAATATGGGAAATATATTACATGGAGACGAAGCAAGAGACGCATTACTCTTAGGGATAAACAAAGTTGCTGATGCAATCAAAGGCACACTAGGTGCGAATGCGGGGACTGTAATAATACAGAACCCTGCGGGACTACCTTTAATTCTTAATGATGGTGTATCTATTACTAAGTCTATTACCGACCCCGACCCTTACGTGCAAATGGGAATCAACCTAATGCAAGAAGTGGCTCACGAAGCACAAAGTAAATCGGGTGATGGGACTACTACTGCTACTATCTTAGCACAGGCATTATGTAATACAATGGCTGATGATGATACAGATAATATTAAGATAAAAGAAACTCTTAGTAATATGTGTAAGTTTATAGTAGATGAATTAAAAGACATGGCTACTGATGTTAATGACGATGACTTACTAGATGTATGTATTGTAGCGGCTAATAATGATTTAGAGTTAGGTAGTTTGATACACGAAGCACTTTTGGCTGTAGGCCAAGAGGGTAATGTGATAATAGAAAGCAATTCCGATAACACTACTACATGGTCTTTGACCGAAGGACTTGTTATGGATAGTGGGTATGTAAACAAACTAATGGCTAATGCAGATAGAGAAAAGTGTATTTACGATAATGCCTCTATACTTTTAACGCAAGAGAAAATAGATACCTTTAACCATATAGTCCCTGCACTAGAATTATCTATGAAAGCAGGTAAGCCTTTAGTGATAGTTTGTCATGATTACAACCCAAGCATACTACCTAACTTACTCGTTAATATTATGCAAGGTAAATTAAATGTCTGTATAGTTAAGACGGCAGGTTTTGGTGATACTCAAGACCATTGGCTTCAAGATATAGAAGCAAAATGTGGTGGTAAAGTATTCAATTCATTTGACAGTATTATTACCGTAAAAGAACATGAGTTAGGTATGTGTGATAAAGTAGAGATAACTTCTACTACATCTACATTCATTAAGGATGGGGTAGACGAGGATTACATAAATAATCTTACCTCAATACTAACTCAAGTAGAAACGGATTTTGAACGTGAGATTGTTGAGAATAGAATCGCTAGGCTTACTTCCGGTATTGCATCTATCAAGGTGGGTGGAATTACTGACATAGAACAAAGGGAACGTAGAGAACGTGTAGACGATGCTGTCAATGCCGCTAGTCTTGCTAGAAAACAAGGAATAGTATGTGGCGGTGGCGTAGCACTTAAGGATATTTGGTGGAAAACCCATCAGACTGTTGATGAGTTAGATGGCGTAAAGTATTTTGATGCAATCCTAGCACCTATGAAACAGATTTTATCTAATAGTGGTATGTCTGCAAAGATAGACTTTGGTGGGTTATATCACGTTAAAGACGTAGGTTGGAACGCAGTTTCAAGAAAAAGCGAAAACTTAAGATTCAATGGTATTATTGACCCTGTTGGCGTAACTATTAACGCTGTCGAATCCGCTTTCTCTATCGCTATACTACTACTTACTACTGATTGTGCTATAATTGCACCACAGGAGTAAACTATATAACCGTAAGAAAATGAGGTATTAATATGACATGGGGAACACAAGCACCACAAGCAACTAAGACGACAGAAGCACCACAAGGAGTGGTGTATAACGAGGAATACTACCGTAATATGTTTAAGAACAACAAATCACAATCTGTTGATTTGCGTATGGGATTGGTAGGTTGGGAAAACACCGCTAAGACAGGACTAGCATTATCTATGATGGATGCAGAAATTAAAGCAGGTAAAAAGGTAGCAGTATTTGATGTAGATAATTCAGCAAAGTCTACCGTAGATTATATCTATCCCGATGCAGAAAATATTATGGTAATACCATTACACGATGAAACAGATGACTCTATCTTTGATGAAGATAACAATGTAGATTACAAAGCATTAGTAGATAAGACTAATTGGTTTGTAAACATTCTAGCAGAAGAGGTAGCGACTAACCCCGATGATTGGGCGGGCGTAATATTTGATGGTGGCTCTACATTCCTTAAATGGTGTGAACACGCTATGAG